GCACGGCCCCCGGATGTGGAAGGTGGGCCAGGCCCGGAAGTTGCCCCCCGGCGTCACGCTCAGCTGGCTCCCGGGGTTGATGGTGGCCCTGGTCTGGCCGGTGGCGTAGCTGAGCGGGTCGGGCGCCTTGAAGCCCAGGGTGAAGGCCGACACGGTGGCGTTGGTGTAGGGGGCCGACAGGGCCGCAGCCCGCAGGCCGATGGTCCGCTGCGGCTGGTCGGCGTCGACCTGGTAGTACAGCACCGGCCGGGCCGAGGGGTCGACGAAGGGCATGAGCTGGTCGAGGGCGAAGCCCCGGGAACGGTTGGCCGAAGGGACAATCGTGCCGGCGATGATCACCGCCCTCGGGCCGAAGAACCGGGTCGAGTCGTAGCTGCCGTCTTTGGCCGGCTGGGCGCTCAGCACCTCCCGGACCTCGGGCAGGGCCAGTTCGAAGCTGGCCACCCGGTAGCCGCCGCCCTCGTCCATGAAGTCGATCACCCGGGCGCCGAGGACGAGGAGCAGCTGGGCCGGCGAGGGGCAGTAGGCCACTACAGCCGCCCGGCGGTGGTCGCGAAGGCGACCTTGGCCATGAGCAGGTCGAGGTCGGCCCCCCCGGTGAACACCGCGTTCTCGATGTTGACGGCCGGGCCGACGCCGGTGCCGAGCGGGACCACCGCCTCGGGCCCGGCCTCGCCCAGCAGGGCCAGCGTGGGGGCGGTCACGATGCCACCCGCGGCCAGGGCCACCGTCGGCAGCCGGGGCATCTCGAAGCCCTTGCCGCCGAGCAGCGGGACCCAGGAGGGGATGTGGAAGCTGAGCTTGCCCACGGTGTCGTTCCAGGCCCGGGCGATCAGGTTCCAGGCCCACACGAAGGGTGAGGCGATCGCCTTGCCGACGTCCTTGAACACGTTGACGATGTCGGAGATCAACCCCGAGAAGAAGTCGACGATGCCCGACCAGTGGTCGACGATGAACTTGACGGCCAGGCCGAAGGGGCCGCCCAGGATGGCCAGCAGGAGCGGCCAGTTGTCGGAAATCCAGTGCCACACGTCCTGGAGGATCTGCCACACGAAGTTGACCGCGGTCTTCATGGCGCCCCAGACGCTGTCCCAGTTGCGGTACAGCACGTAGGCGATGGCGATCAGGGCCACGATGGCCAGGCCGATCACGCCGATGGTCACCACCATGGGCGACAAGGCCAGGTCCATGGCGACGCCGAGGCCGGTGAAGGCGGCGGCCACCCCCTGGATGATGGTGGGCAGCACGATCATGGTCAGGCCCACCGTCTGCAGGGCCGGGCCGTACTTCTGGCCGAGGGCGGCCGCGCTGTCCTCGATGTGGGCCTTCAGGGCGCTCAGGTGGCCGGAGAAGGTGTTGGTGGCGGCGTCGGCCTGGCCGGCCACCTTCTTGCCCAGGTCGTCGACCGCCTGGGACAGGTGGCCGCTCGAGTCCTTGACCGTGTCCTGCTGCAGACCGAATTCCTTCAGCAACCGGGCCGAGCCGTTGTAGACCTTGCCGAGCTGGGTCGCGGCCTCGCCCAGGCTCTCGTGCTTGGCCTTGGCCACGTCCGACGCCGTGCCGAGCAACGCCAGCGCCTTGCCGGGGTCGCCGGTGGCCTGGGTCAGCGCCTCCAGGGCGTTCATGGTCTCGTGGGCGGTGTTGCCGTAGCGCTCTTGGTGGCCGATGGCCTTTTCGATCTGGCCGCCGTATTCCTCGTAGGTCGCCCCGGTGGCCTCGATGGCCGCCTGCAGCTGCTGGTGGGCCGCCTGGTCCTTCGAGCCCATGGAGGCCAAGAGCGCCCCGGCCCCGGTCACCGCCGCCCCCGCTCCGGCGAAGATGGCCGGCAGGTTCTTGCCCTTGTTGCCGACGGTGTCCAAGGCGGCGTCGATGCCGGCCAGGGCGCCGGCGAACGGGCCGAGCACCCCGGTCTGGTTGAGGCCGCCCAGCATATTGTGGAAGGCGCCGGCGGCCTTGCCGGCCGCCGATTGAGCGGTGCCGCCCGCGGCGGCGAAGGCCTTGCCCAGGCCGGAGATGTCTCCGAGGACCCGTACGACGACGCTAGGTCCCGCCACGGCCTAGCGCCTCCTGGCCCGCTCGAGCTCGGCCGCCTCCCGCCGCATCAGCCGGACCACGGCCAGGTAGTCCTCGTCGCTCAGTCCGTCGACCTCGGCGGGTAGGCAGCCGAGGTACTTACCGATGGCGGCCCGGTTGTCGGCGAGCTGCCGTTGGTAGGGTCCGCCTCGGCGATCTCCACCTCCACGTCGTAGGCGTGGGCCCACATGGCGGCGGCGTCGTAGGCCGGGAAGTCCCGCATGAGGGCCCGGAAGGCGGTCAGCCGGAAGGCTTGGTTCTGGGCCAGGTCGCCGAAGCTGCCGCCCTCCATGCGGGTGATGGTGTCGATGACCCGCTGGGACGGCGCCCGGGAGGCGAAGGCCTGGGTCACCCGGACCAGGGTGGGCAGGGTCACCGGTGCGTCGCTAGTCATGCACGGCCTTTCCGTCGGGGCTGGTGTTGGTCCAGCGGACCCGGTCGAAGGCGGCCGTCAGGGCGACGTCGTAGTGCCGGGCCACGGTGGTGGCCAGGTCGGCGGCGACCGGGAACAGGTAGCGCCCGGTCTTGACGTAGGGCCGGGAGGACTCGTGCGGGTGGTGGCGCCGGCCGCCGAACTCGACCCAGCCGGCGTACGGCACCCTGGCCGAGCCCATGCGGACACTGGCCCCGGTCCGGGTGGCGTTGACCCTGACGGTGGCGACGAGGTCGCCCGAGACGTCGGGCAGGGTGCCCCGGGCCCGGATGGCCACCGGCTGGGCCGCCTCCCGGGCCGCCTCCCGCATGGCGACCAGCACCGGGCCGCTGGTGTCGCTCTCGACCTTCTTCAGGTCGCGCACCAGCGCCTTGACGCCCACCAGGCCGACCTCGGGGGCGACCGCCATTACGGCGCTTTTCCGGCCGTCCAGGCGGTGCCGTTCCAGTAATTGGCCAGGAGGTCGGCCGTGATGACGTAGTTGCCGGTCGTCCAGGCGGTGGCGGGTGAGGCCGTCTTTCCCGTCAATGCGGCCAGGTTGGCCGGCGTGGTCGCGCCCGAGGGGGTGAAGTAGCCGGGGGCGCCCATGGTCGCCCCGGTGGCCGTGACGGCCCCGGTGTTGCGAACCGGCGGCGCCGACAGATTCCAGTCGATGGCCACTTCGCTGGCATTTCCGGCGTCCCCGCCGAGCCACAAGTAGGGCTCCGGAATTGCCAGGCCAGAAACGATCGGATTATCGGCCGCAGCCACCCGGGAGGCGTGCGGCCGGGCCTTCCAGGCCACCGCCGTGCCCGAGGTGACGTAGGACTGCCAGGCGGCGTACAGGACCGAGTCGACCGAGCCGGTGCCGAAGTCCTGGTACAGGGTCGCCCGGAGGTGATATTTCGTAGTACCAGGAGTGTCGTACTCCCCGCAGAACGTGGTGATGGTCACCTTCTTGACCTCCGGGAACACCGCCTCGAGGTGCTTGACCGCGCAGCTGAGGTTGGTCCCGGCGAGCTCGAAGTAGCCGTCGTTGAGAATGAGCGGGGTGATGGTCGGCCCGACCGGGTCGCCGGTCGCCGTGAGGGTCACCTCGGGCGGTGGTTCTTTGGTCGCGGTGGCCATTCAGGCTCCTTTCACATCAGGATGGTCAGGACGATCTGGGCGGCCAGCAGCTCGACGCCGGCCACGGTCACGTTGCGCCAGTTGCGCTCGGAGGTGACGGTGCAGGAGGGCACCACCCCGCCGAGGGTGGGGTTGGCGTCGATGGCCTTGCGGATCTGGTCCCGCAGGGCGTCGACGGTGTCGTCGCCGTCGAAGCTCCCGCAGATCTCGACCGGGAGGGTGGCCTCGTCCCGGGCGAAGCTGGCGGTGGCGTAGTTGACGTTGGTCGGCCGGGCCACGATGACGGCCGGCGGGTTGATGGTGGTGGGCGGCTTGGCGAACACCGTGACGGTGCCGCTGGTGGCGGCGCTGAGCACGTCGACCAGGGCGGCGGCCACTGGGGTCCGGGTCCAGGTCACCCCGACCCCAGGTAGTTGAAGCTGGCCCAGGTCGAGTACGAGCCCGTTTGCCCGTT